CTCGTATTGGTTGGCCAGATCACGCACCCCACGCACAAAGTCAGCCACGCCGCCCATGACTGGATTGCGAGGCGTTGGTCCAATGCTTGAACCAGCGTCTGTCATGGTATTGCTTGGGCCAGCAGCCATCAGCACATCGTTTTCTTGTCTGCCGGGCATGGTCTGCTCTGGCATTGCGGACTGAACTTCATCTTGCATAACCGCTGGTAGATCTCTTGCCAGACTGGCGGCAATGTATGCGTTGTCAAAATCTTTAATCATTGTGAATCTCTTTCTTGACTCTTTTGATTTATCAACCGCAAAGAATTTCTTATAGAATTTACATCCTCGTTATTTAGATTTAACTGTTTAGCCCGCGCTGCTATATCTTCAATTGAGGTGTCCTCAGTGAAAACAATTCCTGTTTTTCGCAGCGTTCCACTTGGGCCATATTGCTTGTTCAAGTTATCCACCAGTTGATTTATAGCTTTGGTTTGAGCGCTAGAGTTTCTTCTTTCAATGACTTGATCTTCAACACTTCTGCGAGTTGGTGGCGGCAGGCCCTTTGCAATTGCGGCCTTTGTTTGCTCGGCATACTCAGACTCAAAATTCTTTATTAAAGTAAGTAAGGCAGCGCTTTGCTTTGGCCCAAGGTTAGTTGTACCCGGAACAATTTTTGACTCAAGAGCAAATCTTTTAAAGGTAGCCGCCTCATCTTTACTGTCACGCGACAAAAAGAAAGGCATGATTGAATTATTGATTTGCTTGTAGTTAATCCCTAGCTGTTTTGCTCGCTTACCTACCGCATCCTCATTTGGATGTAGACCTTTGATGATTTCATTTTTTAAAACGTATTCAGCGGCCTCGTTGGGTGGCGTATCTTTTACCAACTTGCCGGGCAGTTCAAACACGGTTTCTGGACTGATAACGCTTGGGCTGCGAATTGAAATAACTTGCAACTCTTCCAAAAGTTTCTTGTTCCCAGTTTGAAAAAACTGCGATTGCAACTCAGCAGATCTAAGGGAATCTGCTTTAATGTTTTCCTTTTCGTTTAGCTCTGAAGTTGTTTGGCGCTCAATTTGCACAGTGCGCAAGTTAGAGCGAACTTTTGCTTTGTCTGAAAACGACATCATGTCCCATATAGGGGTAAGTTTTCCAGCGTCACCTCTATCAAGCTTTGCAATTGCTGACATTGGATTTGCAGCAAAGCCTGTATCAACAACATGCTCTGATACAACATCAATTTTTGCAGCGCTTAATTCATCCTCAAATTTCTTAGCGTATTCCGATTGAAGAGACTGGTCACCAAGCAACAAAGATTTTGTCAGCACGTTTGATCGCGACACCGATACCAAATCATCAATTGATCTAATGTTGCCGGCTGGGTCTTTCCAAAAACCATCTTTAAGTCTTTGGCCAAGCAATCTCATTTCATTTTTAAAGCCAGCATCAAACAAAGCTATGTCTTGAGCTTTTTTTCTTTGCGACTCGGCTTTGTAGGCTGCGTTTAAAACTGTATTTCCATGCGTAGCCATGGTTGCGCGAAACTTGATGGATGCCTCTGGAAAATTATTTTTAGCAAGTGCCGTTGCAAGACCGTCTGTCGCACTTTTTATTTTGTCACCTACGTCCGCAGCCGATGCGTTTCCAGCCTCAACATCATTAAGAAGCTTGACCAAAACATTTTTGCCTTCTTCTTCAAAATGGCTTGACAGTTCCAAGCTTCTAGCTTTAGCTACCGCTTGATCAAAATAGCTCAAGGAGTTTGTGCCGGGAAGCCCAATGTCCACGCCATCTTTTGCAAGCTTTAATTGCTCGTCTGTAAGTCTGTTATCTGCGGCATATTGCAATCCTTCATCTTGGCGCAGGGCAGCGGCAGTTTGAAATGCGTTTGCACTCATCCGGTCAAGAATTTGGGCGAGCTGGCTTGCGCCTTGAGCGGCCACACGGGGAGCAATAAAATCAACTTGCTGCTGTTGGGCTTGAACCATTGGCACGCCGCCAACAGATCGCAATTGCATTTGTCCTGATTCAATTCTCTGTGTGGCCATAATTATTTTTCACCCTTAATTGCTTTGTAGGACTCAATACCACCTCTAATTAAAGTTGCATTGGCAAGCAGACCGCCTGTCTTTCTGGCGCTCTCGCCCGCAGATGTGAGCTGCCCAGCTTGGCTTCTTGCGGTGTAAAGGTTGAGCATGTTTTGAATATCAGAGGACTCAAGCATGGCGCTTGCATCTTCAAAGCCCATTACCCTTGCAGTCAATGCATTCAGATCAGAGATGCCAACATCGCGCATGGTTGCTGCAACATTCTGGGTTTGTATCGCTTGTATAGAACCTTCACCTAACACCACACCACTTGCCGCAGCCCTTGCGCGCACAGCAGCGTTGGTTGCCCGCATGTTCTTGAGCAGGGTGTTGCCAGCAATGGTGTAGTTTTGCGCCTCTATTTCAGCCTTCTTTAATGTCCGGCCAGCTTGGATGCTGGCGTACTGCTCAGACATGTCAGCACGAACTTGAGCAACTGCAAGGGTGTCACGCGCTTGCAGCAAGTAGCTTGTCTGCTGGTTGATCGCTGCGGCTTTTTGCGCCTCGGCTTCACCGTATGCGCCAATCAGGCCAGCTACTCCAACCGCTTGTCCGGGGGTTACTGATGTTGCCATGTCATGTTCCTGAGAAAACAGCCACGCGATAGTCCAAGCCAAGCAGGTTCATCTTGACCGGCAGATCTTGCGATACCACAATGGATTGCTCGCGGCTGTAGCCAAGCACGCCATTGACGCGCTTGATGCCGGTGAATTCTGGAATCGGGTCATCCAGCATGGGGTTGTCAAACAATCTGAAAGCCACAGGCTGGTCATTGATGATCAGGTTCTGAGTCTTGTTGACCACAGCGCTGATCTCCACAATGCGCTTCTTGAACGACACCCGGCTGCCGGTTTGCAGCTTGACCTCGGCAGGCATGGTCTTCACATAGACAGTGATTGGCAGGCCAACCTCGTAGCTGGTTGTGCTTGATCTATCAAAGGTCACAGCACCGCCACCGCTCACGGTCTCATTGCCTTGTGGTGAGCCATCGCAAATCACATTCAGTGACTTGGCAATATGTGGCAGGCTAGTGGCGCCAGAAGCTGCACCACCGACAAATGCGCAGTCGGTAAAGTAGTCAAAGCCAAACAGCTCAATGAAGTATCTGTCAACGCTGTTGAATGTTCGCTTGGTCACAACATAGATTGCGTTGACATCAACACCAACATCAATGAAGCTGCCATCGGTTGTGAACTCAGATGGGCTGGTCACCTGCTGGCTGCGCATGATGCTGAACACAGCCATGCTGCCATCGTCGGTGTTTGTCATCAACAGCAAATCAGCCTCTTCAGTGCTGGATGCCTTGCGCAGGGCAACACGCTGCGGCCCCTTCAGCAAGTGGCCAGACAGCAGCGAGATGCGCTGGGTGATGTAGGTGAGCTGGGTGTCATTGAAGACAAACTCGTTCAAAGACTTGCCTTGGCGCTGGATGTAGATCGAGCCAGACTCCACCGACTGCACCCGCGTGCCGGGCTTGATGCCATTGCGAGACACGTTCTTGAATGTGAATGTCAGCGGGGTCACAGGATCAGTGCCAGCTTGCGGAATAAAGAACTCGCCGCCAGTAGTGAACACTTGGAAGTCACGCGAACTGATGATGTCAGTGATCACGTTCAAGTCGTTGGTGTCCAGTGTCGCCTCTACGGCATCGTCATCCAGCGACTCAGTTGGGACGAAGTCAAAGAACAATCCGATCTTGGATCCCCAAATAGTTGATGGGCGCGATTTGCTGCCACCAAAGTACAGACGGCCCTCATGGAAGGTCACGGTGCGCGGCCAGCCTTTACCGGCAGACCACACATCAACGTAGCCAGTCTCAAGCTCCCAGCCGCCAGATGCCACCGCAGTGGTGTCAAAGAATGGATACTCAGTGATGGCCTTGACCACAGTGGTGCTGACGTACTCAACAATGCGGGCGCGGCCTTGTGTGGCCACGTTGACGTACTGGTTGACGTTGCCTGCCGAAAACACGCCAGCAGATGCTGTCAATGTGATGTTGCCAGACACAGCGCTGGGTGTCAGGGTTGCCGCTGGATTGGTTGCCGCCAAAGTGAATGCATACTTTGGGATGCTGTCAAATGTGATTGATGTGGCCGTCCACGCTGTGTCGCTGGTTCGCGTAATGCGCACCGGCTGCAAATCAGGGTGGACAACGATCAGGGTGTCAGCAGACTGAGTCCAGCACATGTCATCAACAATGTCGCTGGTGATTGAGGTGGTCAGGTAGCTGTTGCCAGTGCCATTGATGTTGGCCACCACAGCGCCATTCTTGACCACATACATGCGGTTGTGGGTGAAGCACAACATGTAGCTGTCGGCCACCGAGAACTGGAACGACACCAGCCGCACGCCGTTGCCAGCGCTTGGCGTGCTGCTGTTTGGCAGCTCAAAGATGTGCTTTGTGCCGGGTCTACGGCGAAGGCCTCCCTGCGGCTGAATCAGCACGTTGGTGGCCTTGGCCAGCGCATTGTTGTAGGCGGTCAGGTCAACCCGCGCACGAAGCAAAGGGTCAAGCTCGCCAGTCGCAAAGTTGGTGGTGAACTCTACAAAGCGTGGCATCAGTTCCTCACTGCGATCAGGCTGTAGTCTTCAATGATGCGCACAGGGTTGTTCTGGCCATCGATCTGGGCAGCAGTGCGGAAGTACCCGCCACGGCCATTTTCAGAGACATCGCCAGTGGCCACGCGCTGCCACTTGGCAGACTTGTCCTGTTGCTCGGTGATGGTCTCGGCAATGTGCCACGCAACCATGTACTTCATGAGCTGCACAAAATATTGGGGCATTGCGTACTCAGGCACGCTGAACTGGTAGTCAATGAAGACGCTGGTCAGGTTGGTGAGCAGCTTGTCGCCTTGAATCTCCCAGTCTTTTTGGACCGGGCTGCCGGGGTTGGCGCTGTTGTACACAGCTCGCGGGTTGGATAGCTTGTCGCCGGGTAGCTGGTACTCGTAGCGCCAAACAGTTGTTGGGGTAGTGATGAGTTGTGCAAGCTGCACCTTCTTCATCGAAAAGCTCCATGGGTACATGGACAGAGTGGAATCACGAATGTCTGGGTAGAGCCGGTCGCACACGCTTGACTCGTCAGTGCCATCGTTAAAAGACGAAATTGCCTTGGCCCCAATCAGGAGCAAGGCATCAGAGCAGATTGATACACCAGTGTCACCAGCAGCCATTTGAACCTCTCAATGTGAGAAAGGCCAGCCCCCGAATACTCAGTGGCTGGCCCAACTGTTCCGACTCAGAATTAATCTGTATCGGTTGCGGTAACTGTCACACCGTCAGTGATGTCAACCACGCCAGAGGCGTTGCTGACCACATAAGCGGTAGACATTACAGGTGTGCCACCAGTTGCCGAGTAGCAGAAAATGATGTCGCCAACTTTGAGGATGGATGCAACCGAATTGAAATAACCAGAAACGCGAATCACAGTTTGTGCGTCAGCGCTTGCGTAGGTATAAATCGAGGGTGCATTGCCAGCCTTTGATTGGCCACCAATTGTGTTAAAGCCGGTGCTAGAAAAAGCCATGTCAGTCTCCTAGATTAAGTTTCACGGCAGGTGATCTTGACGATACCTTCATCGTCAATAGCAACAGCGCCAGCACTGAAGACTTCGTTCACCAACCAAGAGGTCTTCTCGGCGATGTAGTTGATCTCGGTGCGCATTGCGATGCCTTCACCGTAGCCAACTGCATCTTTGTGGAATGCAAAGCAGGTGCGGTCAAGAGAGCCGTCGATGGGCAAGCCACCTTCGGAACGGTCACCCAACACATGGAAAGTGAATCCCAAGTAGGTGTTGATCTCGCCTTGCACCAGCGCTTTAACGCTGTTGAAGTCGGAGCTGGTCACGCTGGTTTCGGACAACAAGTTGGACAAACCGTTGGCGTGGATGATGATGTGACGGCCATCAGGCGGCACATTACCTTTGTCCAACAGACGTTTTGCTTCGCGCAGCTTGGCAATGTTCATGTTGGTTGTTGAGCCACCAATGCTGTTGGCAACGGTCAAGCTGGTGCTGGAGCCATTCAAGGCATCCAGAATCATTTGGTCTTGACGGCGACCCATAGCGCCAGCAACCACTTGCACCAATTCTTGGCGCTCGTCGAAGTTGACTTTGGCTTGCGAGAAGATGTCGCTGTACTCTGCTGCGTTGTAGTCAGCCAATGTCAAAGTGACAGTGCTGAAGCCAACATTCAGAGGGGTGACATCAGTTTGGGGAACGCGAACTGTGGCAACACCACGGCCCACTTTGGGGAACTTAACAGTTGAACCTTCGACTCCACGACGCTGGCGAACCGCCGGAACCAACATTGCCTTACCTTGGTAGGCTTGTTTGACTTCCGCGTCGAAGAGAGTAACGAAGGCATTGCTTAAAGAAATGCTCATTTGGATACCTCATTCGGTTGTTGAAAAAACAGGGTTCTCGCGCCGGTAAGCCTGAAATTCAGGGCCGAATGCTTGCTGGTATCGCCAGCCAATCGTCAGCATCCGCTGCGGTAAGGGTCGGTTACCCGGTGGGCCTTGGCGCGATTGTATGACTTTTTTGCAACAACGCAATAGGGGGGTTTGGATGTTGCACAAAAAAGACCCAGCCGGAGCTGGGTCAAAGGGCAACTGCCGCAAAAAAATTAGCCGGGATTCTCAGCTGTCCAGCGTTTTTCAATTGGTAAGCGATAGGAGGGATCTGATTTCCAGCGCGGGTCGCTCATCTTGGATATCAGATCTTCTCTTGTCATTCTGCCTTCTAGCTGCATGCTTTGGGTAGGGACTCGGCCTTCATAGGCTTCGCGCACCTTCATCAGCGCGGTGATGCCGCGAGCTGTGCCGCCCATGATCTTGAACTCTTCAAAGTCATCCTTTGACCAGACACCCTTGTTGACCAGACCGCGAGCCCAGTCCACCATGCCGTTGACGATTGCGCCAGCGTTGGGGCCAAGCTGCTTCATTTCAGAAGCTGGGTCAACCATGTCGCCTTGCATCAGCTCCCGCGCTTGGGTTTGCAAGTTGTCAACCAGATCGTCAAACGCGGCTTGGGACAGGCCGTTGTCCTTGGCCCAGCCTGACAGGGTGGTGGCGATGGGGTTGGTGTCGGCCTCTTCACCAAAGGCTTTGAGGTCGTACTTGCCGTCTGCTGGCGCTTTGTGTTTGCCTTGGCTGATTTGCTTGCGCAGATCTGACCAGCTCTTGGCGATGCCTTCTAAGTCGGGCTCGTTGGAGTCTTTCTTCCAGAAGTTTTCTGGCCAAAAGTCTGGCCGCTCAAGCGGGTCTTCAGTCGCTGGCGCGTCTGGTGTTGCCGCTTTGTGGTCGATTTCGACCGCTTGGGGATTGTCCGGTTTGGTTTCGTCACTCACTTGCACGTTGTCAAGTAGGCCGGTTCCACCGGGCTCGACGGTTGCTGTGTCGGTCATAGTTTCCTTGCTGAGTTAATCCGTACCTCGATGTCCCGCACCACCGTCCTTTGCCCTTCGGCAAAGAAGGCGTGTGAGGGGTCAGTGCCCGGTACGGCGATGGGCACATTCACATACATGTCGCGCAGCCACTGAAGCAGCTTCTGGCCATCCTCGGAGCCAAATACCCGCAGGGTCAGCCGGGCCAAGTCTTCGCGCTTCTGGTCAACCTCACGGATGTCGCTGGTCTCGCCAATGGCGTTGATTTCGTCCCAGCTCATTTTTCGGGAGCTTCCATCATTTCATCTTCATCAGCAAATGGCGACATGCCAGACTTGATGCGCATCTTGGCGTGTTCGTAGGCTTTGTCCATGATGGATGGCGGCATATTTGTGAAGAATGATTTACTCTCCACATCTGTGCTCAATAAGTAATTTAGCTCTTTTTTGGTCAGGGTTGGGACAATTAAGGGGATTTCCATCTCCTTGCCGTCCATGCCAACGCCAACAGATATTTCTGTTGACACATCTCCATTGGGTCTTTTCATCTCGCCAAAGTAGCCCTTGCCCTTTTTCTCGCCGCTTGGTCGGTTTCCATAATCCATCACATTGCTCCTTGTGGGGCAGGCAGCGCAGGCATACCCGCACCGGCTTGGGCCTGCATGGCCATGGCCTGTGCAATGGCTTGCTGCTGCTGTTGGTTCTTCATCTCTTCCATGAGCACGGCACGCTCGGCTGCGGTGTTGCGCACAGCGGCAGGCACGCCCAGCTTGTCGGCCAAGTAGTCCACCAGCATGTCGGTCTTGATGGCCAACTGGCCATCAGTGCCCAAGGTCTGGCTGATCTGCATGTACTGCATGATGGCGTTGACCTCTTCCATGTTTTGGGCCATGGCCAGTGGAGCCACTGGGGTGACCTTGACCTCCAAGCCATTGACCCGCAGCGGCATGTCGATCAGGCCACGCTCATCCATCACTTCCAAGATCTTGGCAGTCACTGGAATCATGGTCTCGTTGATCAAGCGGCCAAAGGCAGAGCCAAGGTTCTGGGCCAGCTCCTTCATGCGCTCGACGATCTCGGTGGCCGACCGGGCTGACATGTTGTCAGGTGGCAGCGACTCATCCAAGAGGATGCGCTTGACGTTTGAGCGCAGGTCGTTGATCACCAACTGGCTGACGTTGAAGTCGCCAGACCGTGGCAGGGGCAGCAGGGCTGGGCCTTGTGAGCCGCCATTGCGTGCCACTGGGATGATCGCACCCGGCACGATCTTGACCGTGTTGGGGTTGAGCACACCATCGTCTGCGGCGGTGTAGACACCTGCCACGGCCAGCGATGCGTTCTTGAGCAGCAGCTCAATGGTCTTGTTCAGTGTCTTGATGTCGGGCAGGGCGGTCATCAATGGGCCACGGCCATAGATCTCACCGGCCACCTTCATGTAGCGGCTGATCACCCATGGGCTCATCTTGCGGCGGCGGTAGACCAGCTCGGCCTTGGAGACCTTGTCGATAACGTGGTAGCAGTAGTCGCCACGCTTGTGGTCATAGATGGTGGCTTCCAGCAGCTCGATGTCATCGGTCGGCTTGTTCTCAATGCGTCGAGCCATGTCATCAGGGATCTCGGCATCTGGCCACTGACGCTGGATGCTCTCGCCCTTCATGCGCATGCGGCGGTAGACGTTGTCCACTTGGCCATTTGCGCCTTCCTCGTAGCTCACCAAGAACAGCGGCACAGGGATGAAGTTGAGCGGTTGCACATCGTCACCCGGCTGCACCATCATGCAGGCAGTGCCGACCGCCAGATCCAGCAAGAACTCGCCCATGGCGATGTCGAAGTTGGACTGGTTCAGCATGGTGAACATCTTGTCTTGGTAGACCTCGAGCACGGCCTGCGCCTGCTGTCTGCGCTCCATTGGGATGTCAGAGCCAGCCTCCAGCTTGGCCCACTTGCGCTGTGGCGGGAACACCACAGACTGCAAGCGGTTGGCAAAGCGCTGGGTTGAGTTGATGGCCGTCGAATCAAAGACGCGCTGCATCTTCTTGGAGCCAGTCGCGCCACCTTCCCACACGCCGTAGAGCTGGCGCTGGGGCAAGGCGAATTCGTAAGCATCTTGGTAGAGCTGCTGGAAT